ACCGTCTGTTTCCTGAAGCGATCCAGTAGTTATTGATACTGGGAGGGTAAGGTAAATTTAAAACAACCATCAATAGCAGCTCATTGGTTTAAAAGGACCATCTGTGTCAGTGTCCCAACAGCAAAGACCACCACGACCATCTGGAGCGCATTTAGTCACTGCGTAGCTAGTTGATAAAAATAAAACCAGTGTAATAGCGATTAGTGTTTTCAAAATGGCACATCTCCAGAATCATCAACCCTGTTAACTTCTTTTGGATAAACGCCAGGATTTTGTGGTTTCCAGTTATCCTCAGATAAGCTAATTAAGCTACCTTTAGGAGTTTGCTTAGTCCAGCCAGCAATCTTCAAGGTTTGACCCGCTTTATAGTCCTCTGAGAGCAAGAGAGTACCCTTCCAATCAGGAGAACGCTCATTGGTTTTCTTTTCGTTCTGAAACAGAACACCTTTGCCCATCTGGGCGATATGACCATTAGCCATTGTTGATTTCCTTTCTAATTGCTTGGAGTTTTGATAAGAACTTCGCTGTAGTATTGCCGTCAAATGTTTTTGTATAGGCTTCATTGACATCTCTAAATGCCTTTATCTTGGAGAACTTTTCCTCTGGTGTCATCTTGCTTGATTCATGGATCTTGGCGTGCATCTCTGCGAAACCATCAATCCAATCATCCTTGCAAACATAATGCGCATAAGGAACATCATTACCAGGAACATACATCGGCAATGCCATATCTGGGATGTCATCAGGAATAGCGGAAAGATCGACTACGCTAGGAATGACTGAACCCATGTCTTTTAATACGGTAGGCTTGGCGGTCTGGGTTTCGAAGTTTTCGACTTCATCTGGCGAGTAGAACCCCGTAACAGATCCTGGGAAAACTGATCTAATCCCCTCTGAAATACAACGGCTTCTGAGCATCGCTCTGGGAAACTTTTGCCATCCGCTTCCTGGTTTAACAAGACCAATTTTGGTGGCTTGTCCAATGGTCCATGTAACCGCAAGGTTACCCCCGTTGGGATGTGAAAAAACTCCTGTAACTTGCTCATCTGTGTACTCCTTCCATTCGACTTTGCCACCTGCATTTTGGAAACGGGCAAGCATCGCATCAGCCTTCAATGCTGGTCTGCCTTGGATTATGTGAAAGTCACGAGCTGCAGTTGCAGGATGTAAACCTTCCGCTTGTGCTACCGCCATTAGTGCTAAAACACTATTGGTGTCCTTCATACCAAACAGACCAGACTTGGCTATTGCTTGTGCCATCTGCTCCATCTCGTTAAAACTGACAATGTTAGACATGAATAATCTCCGATAAGGTGTAAATAGTGTCAATGACTGAACTCACAGCCATGATCCAAACTGCTATATCAATATTGCTCATCCGATCCTTCCTTGTTCTCGCTGGATGGATTTAATAACATCTAATAAATCCTTTTTAACCTCTTTGGCAAGCCAAACCAGACCATCATTTTTTTCGGTATCTGTAATAACATTGTCAAGACCGTTAATTACTTCTTTTAACATTTCAATCGAGTTCATTTAATAGGCACTCCTATAATAAGTTTGATTAAAACAACACTTAATACAAAAATAGCTAACCAAACTGAAATAAATATTCCTAGTAAAGAACCAGCTTCAATAAATTTATCTAAATTATTCATTTGACTAAGAACCTCCTACTGCCCATTGTTTCTACTACGAACTGATCGTAAATATCAGGCATGGCACTCTGAAACAGTGATGCTGAGAACTTCTTAGAGCTTTTAGAGGACTTCCAAGAAACTAATGTCTGTCCATCCACTGTTCTAATCTCTTGGCACTCTCCCATAAGATTTCGGACAGCCACTTCAATTTGCTCCTCAGTAGCCTCAAGGTGTTTAATCTGATTCTTGACATCCCGTAACTGAGCGATAGCCAACTCAACTTGCTGTGTAGCCGTAACCACCGAAGTAGAGGATGACGGGTAAATGATCTTAGTTTGCTCAATGGTTTCTGCTGGCGGAAGCGTACCCGCTTGGCAATGACCCCAAACTGTAGCCATTTTCTGTATGAGATCATCTTTTTCTTGGTCTGAAATAGTAAATTCAAAGGTATGAAACTCTTGACCACCAAATAAAACAGCCAAAAAGATCCGATTAACATTGTGGCAAGCAGCTTCGTGGACAAGTTGTGCGTAATCAGCATCAGGAATCCGATTAGTGTCGGGATCAAACTTAGAGCGAACTGCTGCGTTGTAGTTTTTAGCTTCAACAAGCACACCACCATCAGCACTAATGAAATCAAAATGAGATTTAAACCAAGTATGCTTTGAATGGGTAATCGAATAATCAGCATCTTTTAACTCCATCTTTAAACGATCTTGAGCCAGCTTGCCAATCAGGGGTTGCATAACATGACCCATCTGCACTGCTTCCACGCCTGAGAGGTCTTTTAACTCTTTCTTACCTTGCTTCTCTAGGATCACATCTACCATCTTGCCATTAGCGACCTTACGACTGTCACCAGACCAGATAGCAGAACGCCTTATCTCTGGTGCAAAATCTGCTTGATCGTTCATTTGCGAGCCTCCATCATTGTGTCAGCCCATTTATATGCTGCCTCGCATACATAAGGAATCATCTCGGGTGATTGATTATTAGGTATTAAAGCAACAATTATTTTGGATGCAAAGTAATCTCGTAAGTCCATGCCGACTTGATTTTCAACAGTTCTACCGCTACGATCTAGCGTCATAGGATTTGGAAATGCTTTCATTCTGTGATCTCCAAGATAGTTTTGATGATTTCACGATAGTTTTCAATGCGACCAATAAGAACTGAGATCTCCTCATCTGATTCCTCAATGCTCTTTTTAAACTCGTTTAGCTCATCGCACATCTGAATGATCTGATCGTCTTGCCTTGCCACTAGGTTTTTAAGGCGATCTACTTCTTTTTTGGTGTAAGCATCATTGATCTTCTTATCAACTTTATTTACTGGAAACTTAGGTTCATTCTTGCTACTTGGTGTTTTTGACATGATTAACTCCATTAGTTAGGTTATTTACCAAAAGGGATTGCTGAAAGATCGTCAAGATCCTCTACTTCAATAAAAGCAAACCACTTCGCATCTTCCCCGCATCCGCTTATGGGTAAGTTACGGCTATTGTTTGCTGTCATTTTCTTTTGTAGTCCCGTCACCATGTCGTGAGGGCGTTGGGGTGACAAGCACTGTAAAGTGTCTTGGTCTAGGTGTTTGCAATTAACGCAATATTCCATGATATTTCCTTTATATAGTTAGGCTTTGATGTACTACAGTTAGAACATTACTACATTACTACGATTAGTGCAATTTATTTGTTAGGTGTTGTTTTTTTATCTTCGGTCACTACATCGCCTTGGGGATTGATGTAATAAGGCGTACCTGTTTCTGTTGCTCTGATCCATTCTCGGTACTGAGCTGCTTGGTTCATCTCTTGCCACTTCTGCGCATCTTTATCTGCTTTGTTCATTTTGTTGCACTCCTTTAAAAAGTATGATCTAATCCGATTAAGTTTGTTTTAGTGGTGGTTTTAGGTTAGTTATGCGATGGGGGCATCCATAACGATTTAAGACCACTCACCATTAAAACCACCATTAAAGCGAACTACTACGGGGCTATAACCCAGCCCTCCTAAACATTGTGGTGATGGATAGGGATAAACAAGGCAGCTACCATCTGGCGGACCGTTACTGGACAGCACCGCTTTAGTTAAGTGCCATAGATAAACGATAACCACTCTCTGAAAAGAGATCCCCCACCGTAAGGCGGGTAAGGTTCTTATTCTCTCGGGGTTCATGGGGTCTTGGGGTTCTCACAATGCTAACAGTAGCCAAACCAGTAGCAAACCACCAAATACAGCTACTAAGTCAATTAACTGATCTTTACTTATCAGCCCTTGCACACGCATGGGGGAATATTTCTTCTTTATAAAGATTTTGCGTTGAATAGTATAAATATCATTATTTCTCATAAATACCTCGAAAATTAGTTAGGTTAGTAAGATAAAACTATTAAATACCTTTAAAACACTTTAAAACAAACGCTACAGCGTTTTCACAGGGTAAGTGATACCTGAGTACCACTAAACCCGTAAAGCGCTCTATTGCCACAATTTGCCCTGTTTAACTGTAGATCGCCAGGCGTTATAACTTAGCGCTGTGATACCTTGCTTAGCACATAAGTAACGATAAGCGCTGTATTTATCCCTAGCGCTCATGCTGTTAGATCCTCCCCTAGAATTGGATAGCGTGGTATGTAACCTCCGTTAATGATCTTGCAATACTCTATCCATTCCTGATTAGTCATTTCATAGCATCCTGGTGTAGGTGTTGCAAGTTGTGATCCATTTTCCTGCCTAGTATGTTTTACTATCCTGCCAGTAGATAGTTTTATATCGGCTCTTACTTGATCCATAAATCCTCCAATAGTTAGGTTAAGACTTGCACAATGCAAGCCCTATAGATCCCTGGTATCAAGGATCTATAAGACGGCATTGTTTAGGCTGCTGCTTGGTTAGTTATTGCATCTAAATTGTTGATGTAATCGGCTGCCTTTTGTGCCAGTGCTGCAGCGTTAAATATCGCCTTATTGTCATTTTTAAGGCACTGTAGCCAATTGCCGATGTAGTCAGCGTGCTGCAGCTCACCTTCAATACCATAATCAGCGCATAAAAATGCAGCGCCCATTTCCGCTACTAATTCCTCAAAAGCGTAAGCACTATCAGCAAAGCGTTTGCCTTTTGTACGATCTAAACGATGCTCAGCGCCTGACCAGTGAGTCAGCTCATGCAATACAGTGGCATAGTAGTGGCTCTCACTTAAAAAAGTAGAGCGATCAGGAATTGTGATGCTATCTGAACTAGGTCTATAAAATGCCCTACCACCACCGTGCGAGATCTGAGCGCCAGTCTTAATAATGCGATCATCTAAGGCGGGTACTGGATTAAAGGTAGCGATGACAGGCTCAGGTTTAGTGATCTCTAATCCCTCAATCTGATCTGAATTGAAAACATAGTAAGACTTCAGCAAGGCATAAGTAGATTTATCAGGGTTTAGATCAGTAGGCTTAATCTCGCTCTTAGTAACCTGAGAATAAAATACTACTTGCGTACCCTTTTCGCCCTTGCGCACATTCCCGCCCATTTCCTGCCATTGCTTGAATGATCCCCAGATAGGTGAGCTGTAACCTGACATACCTAGAATTAAACGGTTAACGCCTGAATACTCTTTTTTAGATACGATATTGCGATCAGCTCCGCCTACGCTGCCTGATTTCCAGGGTTTAATCCAAGGCGTGATCCCTGCCTCTAATTTAGCGATGATATTGTTGGTAACGCTGTCATATACGCTAATGCGGTTTACTTGTGCTGTAGTCATGGTAGATCCTCTTAGTAGTTAGGTTATGAGATTAGCTCTCATAGGTATGATTATAAGCATAGAATGATTATACTATACCATTGTATTTTTTAATTGTTGTTTTATTTCCAATAGTCTTATGCTATGATCCAGGTGATAGTCTATCTTCTATAATCTATAGGTCTATAGTCTATTTTCTATACTTCATAGGCTTCTATAGTTTCTATATTTATATAGTAATTATGTAAGTTAGTAGATAGATACATAGATAAGAGATTGGGTATGCCGAAGCCTGGAAAGGTAGACTACTCTCCGCACTCTGTTGTTTTACATAATTCCTAAAGGGTATCCCTGTCATCACTAGCTCAATGCCTTATATAGTATCTATAGGCGTAACTGGTAATGGTTACCCGTTGATTGTTGCTAGATCGTTGACTGAATCCGCCCAAGTGAATGGGACTGGACTTGATGGAGAGCGTACCCCTCTCCCATTCCACCCCAAAAAAAATTCTAGTTTTTTAGACTTTGCTTAACGATGACATTCTTTGACAGATCGAATGAATCAGAGGCGTTGGTGTAGATCAGGCGTGATAACACCTTGTCTTGATTGAAGATATTGTGGGTAGTCCACATTGGACCAGTATCCACACCCTCGATTAACTGCACGCCTTTGCTAAGCACACCGATGTCAGTGACCGTGTAATGGCTCTCAAGAGTGCTAGGAACGATGCCTGTAGGATGGGTAGTAATGACTTTTAACCCCTCATTTGTTAATTCCATGACCCGTTTTTTAAAGAAATCCGCATTAAAGTCTGGTAATTGCCCTGACTGTGGGGGAGAGTTAATGACTAGGAGGTCAAACTCATACCTAGACTGCTCTCTCAGAGCAGGATACTCGAACAAGAGATCTTCCTTGCAAGCTATAGGCGAGGAAACTTCTAACAGGTCTGATAGATGGTCAAACCATTCCATGTGAAATTGCGCCCACTGCCGTCTAAGAGGGTGGTTGTGAAAGTAGTTGTCCCTGCCAATCCAAGCGTTAATAGAGCCTGGTGGGATGGATAGATCTGCTAAGAGGATGCTTACGCCCTCACACAAGGGTTGTAGCTGGCTATGGTACTGCGGATGGCAATGGTGAACAAAGTCCATGTCACTATCTTGCTCACAAACCTTACGCAAATAGTTCAGATGAATAAGGTTATCGCCTAGATGATATTCGTTGTATGTGTGTATCATGGTAGTGTATGATGAGTTAAGTTATAAGGAGAATAGCATGACTATTGAAGTAGAAAAAAATATTCCCATACCCCCTGAGAAAAAGCGCAATGTGTACCCATATAGGATTATGGAGATCGGTGAATCATTCTTTGTACCAGCGGGGAAGCTGCAAATTGTCTGTAATGCAAACTACAGAACAGGCAAACAATTGAATCGGAAGTTTATTGCTAGAAAAGACGGAGAAGGAATAAGAGTATGGAGAACGGAATAAAAGATGCAGTATCAGTCCAGCAATACATTGAGAAGGCTGGGGACATTGCTAAGAAGGAATACATGACCAGAATATGGGCTATGACTAAAGATGACATCTTCCATGAGTTGATGCGGGTTCATGCCAAGTCCTCTGAACTGCTCATGATGGCTGAAGCGGAGATTTTGCATCTCAAGAAACTGCTAGAGCCTGAAGATGGTGATTGCGTACACTGATTGGGAACGGCTCTGTCAAGAACGCCAGATGTACAAGACAGAAATGATGAGAGCCTTGTCTTGCAAAACCAAGAAGCAAAAGATCGCATTAGCAAAAGAATGGAAGGAACGGTTTAGCCCCATGACCTATACCGCCTTGATTGACCTAGCCA